TCAGGAGGCGACACTGAAATCTCAGTGCTGCAGTGTAGCTTTAAAAACAAGTCGCTGATGCTGTTTTCATTTGCATTGCTAGACGCTGACAGGTTCCGCGGCGTGTCCAGTGACCGCATGTGCATCGACGAAGTTCAGGATATGGACCCAGATCATATCCCTATCATCCAAGAAACGATGTCGTACTCCCGTTATGCGATTAGTCATTTTACGGGGACGCCTAAGTCGATCGATAACCCATTAGAGGGGTTATACAAACGGAGTAGTCAGGCAGAATGGTTTATACCTTGCCACTCATGCAAACACTGGAACATTCCCGCCATTGAACATGATCTCGACGCAATTATAGGCCCGATGACACCACATATCAGCGAAAAGTATCCGGGCACTATCTGCGCGAAGTGTAGAAAACCAATTAATCCGCGACACGGTCGTTGGGTGCACCGCCACCCAGAACGCAGGTGGCAATTCGCCGGCTATCACGTGCCGCAGTTAATTTTGCCGTTGCATTTCTCAGATCCTGAAAAGTGGAACACGCTGCTGCTGAAGCGCGAAGGTTACGGCAACATGACGCAGGCGCAGTTCTACAATGAGGTTCTGGGTGAATCCGTTGACGCCGGGCAGAAGCTGATCAGCGAGACGGAGTTGCGTGCGGCGTGTGTGCTCCCGTGGGAAAACCACAAAGAACCAGATGCCAAGTGCTACGCCAATTTAAACGACTATCGTACGCGCGTGTTGGCGATTGACTGGGGCGGCGGCGGCGAAGAAGGTATTTCGTTTACCGTTGTTGCCGTATTGGGTTTTCGCCACGACGGGTCAATTGATATTTTGTGGGCCAAACGATTACTCATCGGCGGCGACCATTTGCAGGAAGCCGTTGAGTGCATGAAATGGTCCAACAAATTTAATTGTGATTTCGTCGCACATGACTACACCGGTGCCGGTACAGTACGTGAGACTGTTATGGTGCAGGCAGGTTTTAATCTCGACCGCGTGCTGGCTATGCGGCTTGTGCGATCGGCGTCGCAAGATTTGATGGTGTACAAGCCGCCCACCGCTATTAATCACCGGGCACATTACAGTTTGGATAAAACCCGGTCGCTGCTGTACACGTGTCAGGCCATTAAACTCAAACAGGTGCGGTTTTTTCAGTACGACTGGGCGTCGCAAGATGCACCCGGTTTAATTGCTGACTTTTTAGCATTGGTGGAAAACAAAGCCGAGTCACGATTAGGCGGCGACATTTATACAATCACCCGCAACACGCTATTAAGCGACGATTTCGCCCAAGCTGTTAATATCGGGTGTGCGGCGATGTGGCACATTAACGAGGCGTGGCCAAACTTTGCCGAGCTGGCTGGCCTGGGCCGCATTACCGCCAAGCAAGCGGCAGTCGAAGAGCGCAATGACGACTGGGCCGACGACTACACAGCCGGTCGGTTTTTTGGCGGATATTAATCGCCGTTATTGAGCAGTTGTGCCGCCGCGGCTTCTTGTGGCGTGTTCGGGCGGCTATTGCAGTAACAGCAATCCGCGTCCGAACAGCCGGTTTCTGTCCAAACATTGCAAGTTAGGCAGTAGTGGCTGTCGAATCGGCTTGCGTAACCTGTTTGGTGCCCGGCGTGGCTTATCGGCGGTGTTGGTGCGATATACGCGACACGTTCTTTTTGCGCGGCTCGGCGGCGTTTTCTGACCGCAAGGTCGTGCATGAGCCGTAACTTTTTTTTCAAGCCAGTAGAGCCCACGTGTTAAACTCCGGTTAAAAGTTCTAAACGATCGGGCGGCACAACGCAGGACAGGCTGCGGCCGTTGTCCCATTTCACCAGCACCTGCGTAAAATTGTTTTCACTGCCCGGACCTAGATGCACCGGGTTTACAAGTACAACAGTGCCTTCTGTCCCGGACGGTATCGGCTCTGGGTCGTCAGGCATAGACACCAAGCGGACGCGGCTGCCTTTTTGGATTTCAGCTAACAGCATCAGTAAAAAATCCTTTGTTCTTTTCTACAAAGTCGATGCCTTTTTGATTGACCTGGAACGTAAACGCGTCCTGTTCAGCGTCAAACGCCACGTCAACAAGATCACGCCGTGCTGCTTCGGCTATGACGTTTGACATGATTCGTGCTATCAAAGCACTCACCATGTCGTGAATTTGTTGCATGGCCTCTGCAGGTGAATTACCGCCAACAGCCATCAGTTCTCCGTTGTCCATTGCACTAAACGACCGCACGATGTGTTCAGTTTCTTGCAGCGATAAAAACTGTTGTTTTTCTTTTAGCGTTGCTGTGTGGCAAGCAGGGTCAACACCGCTTTGCTGGCTGAGAAATACGCCATATAGTTCTAGGGCTTTATCGCGCAGCACTTCAATAGACAAAATACCGGGATGGCCGGGTTCTGGCATGTCGCTAAACCACGGACCAGCGTTATCGTCCTCAGACATCTTCTACCCCCTGGAGGCGTGCTTCGATCAATGCGGCTTCATACCCGCCGCGGGCAATGATACGATTTCGGACGGCCGCACGAATCTGACCAAGATATTCCTGGTAGCTTTCGTCGGTGTTGACGATGTTTTCAGCTGACGAGTAAGAATGCGGCTTGCCAGTTAGCGGGTTGTCGCCGCGGGACATAATACGATCAATCGCCATCAGTTTGTGGGCGACGCGTTCGTCCTCAAGCTTCATTTCAGCTGCGGTGGCGTCGGCGAGGTTTGCCGCCGCGTCGGCGACATTGTTGACCAGTTTGGCAAGAAACGGTGTGAGAGCCATTAGACATAAACCCTTTCTGACAGAAACTCTTTCTGTAAGTAGTTGAATTAACATAAGCTCGCGGATTGCGGCGGTCAGCATGCGGGAAACGTTTTCGCAATTTCCGTCGCCGTCTTTGCATTCAAACATAATGAATGCGAATAACGTGTCGCCGCAGTCGAGCAATTTAACGCGGCCGACACGATCTACATATTCTGCAAATGTTTCTTTTTCTTCGGGCGGATCGATAGCGAGAAGATCCGCACCCGGGTAGGCACGCCACACTTCAAGCGGCGTGATTGTCGGACTCGTAGTCCCTGGGGTCATAAGATGTTTGCTTTTCCTTTCGGGTAGGAATGCGCTTTGGAAACTTATCAGGATGGCACAGCTGGCACGACGACCTGTTGCAGCCGTTGTGCGTTTTACGGCAGTGGCTCGGCTTTTCGCAGGCGTGACCGCGAATACGCAGCCACTCGGCCATTCTGCGTTCAATGATGTGTTTTTCTTCGTGGTAGCGTTTCATGTGTTTTATTGTAGTAAAAGCAGGGGGCGGCGAATTAACACCGCCCCCTGCGAAGTTGCCCTGCCTTGCCTTGCCTGGCCATGCCCCGCCTCGCCTAGCCCGGCCGTGCCGTGCCAAGCCACGCCCTGCCGTGTTTTGTACGGTTGGTGTCAGCGAAAATAAAACCTTGCCCTGCCTCGCCTTGCCTGGCCCTGCCCCGCCCGGCCATGCCTGGCCCTGCCCCGCCCGGCCATGCCGCGTAATTTAAGGATTGCACAGCAGCACGATTTTGCAGCCGCACTGCTCTGCCATTTTGATGACTTCCGGTGCGTAGACCGACACCGGTTTGGTTCTATCGATGTGTCCGGAGCAGATCAACGCCTGTAGCCCGAGCCGGCCAAAACCTTGGCGGCGGGCGTCCGGATCGATAAAGCACTCTACGGTTTGAGCCGTGATTGGCTCGCCGTTGAGCTTTTCCGGCCACGGGCGCGTGCCAACCCAGCCAACTAAAAAGCTATTCACCCATATCAGGGCGATAGCCATTTCTGGGTGCGGCCCGGGTTCCGGTTTGATGTACCGTTTGCCGAGCTCGACCTGGATCGAACTGGTACTGCCGGAGTCGGACCACGATAGGCGCGTGCAGATTGCTGCGACATCAACCGGCGAGAGCTTATTGATGTCTTTTACATAAATGTTGAACTCGGTCATAGTCCACCTCCTGGCGAACTATTAAGTTTAACATTTTATAGCCGGCGGTCGGACTCGAACCGACGACCTACTGATTACAAATCAGTGGCTCTACCAACTGAGCTACGCCGGCGTACCGTCATTTAAAGTACCCGAAAACCTGCAGCATTTCTACGTCTAAAAACTGAATTTTGCTGCGATAATACGCGGCGTCGTGGTGCACGGAAACTGATTCGCCCGTATCCTCGTCCGCACCGACGATCAAACCGTAGCCGGCAAGCGGCTGCGGATAATCTTTGAGCATGAAGAATTTTGTCTCGTTATTAACTTTTAACAATCCCTCATCGTCGACAAATACGTCATCCTCATCAGCGAGCTTGACGATTGTAAATATTTCGCACTGAATGAGCGGATAAATGTTTTTATAGCTACTGTTGTCGTATTCGACGTCAGTGATTTCTTCTTTGTACGGATCGATTAGTACAGCTTTAAGCATGGATGATTTCCACAGGCCACACGTACGGAAGTTCGGGTGATTCGGCCCAACCAAACTGCGAATAATATTTAGGATCTTTTCGCAGCAAATTGCTGCGGTGGCTGGCGTGTAAATCTTCCCAGCCAAACCACGGAGGATACGGGTTACTCTCGACTTGTGCACGTAGCTCGTGATACACGGCCATAAATTGGGCGAGCAGGGTGTCTTTAAATCCCCGGGCCCGCCACTCGCGGCACACTAAGATGGAATACGCGGCTAGTTGTAGCTCGGAACCTTCCCACATTCGAACAGCGGGGTGGTTGCGCCAGCCTTTGCGGCCTGGCATGTGCTCGCCGACCTGGACGCCAAGACACAACAAGATTTGTTTACACTCGACGCGCTGTTTTCCGAGCCGCTTATTATCAAGAACACCCGCCGACCCCCGGAAACTCGGTAGCGGTAAAAACGTCTGCATAACTCCCTTTATTCGTCGTAATCGTCATCTCCGAAATCGTGATCGTATTCCGGATCGTTATCGTCCTCTTCGTCATCGTCTTCTGTCTCTTCCCATTCGAAGTGCTCTAGATCTTCGTCGTCTAGCTCTTCTTCCTCCTCGTCCTCGTCATCATCGTCTGCAATCCAGTCGATATTGGGTTTAAACTCCAAGTCGCTGGCGTCTTCGTCGTCCTCGTCATCGCTTACAAATTGCCACTCTTCCTCGATGAAGTCGTCATCGAGTCCGTCGTTGTGGTCGTTGTAAGGTCGTGCCGAGTTATCGCAGTGCCGCCGACGTTGTGCCATATTGTTTATCCAATTTCACGAGCAGACAATGAGTCACGGATCCAGAATTGTTCGCACCATTCTGTGTTGACTAAAAACCCCGGCATGTTGTGAACGACTTCTTCGCCTTTGTACACGCCGGCCTGTAACAATAAGTCTATAATTGTCAACCAGTTCGGTGGAATATTTTTACCGGCGTGCATGTAATTGTCTACAGCCCGCCTGTTAATCCACACGGCTTCTTTTCGGCGCAGCAGGTAATTTTTCGGCTGATCCTTCCTGCGGGGCCGCGGTAAAAGATCAAGATGCCCTGCCCGAATTGCCGCGTAAATTTCGGTCATTAACACGGTGTGAGCGTCGGCCGGCGTTTTTAATTTATTGCGGGCGAGGGGTAGATAGAACGTATCGCCGTAGGTTTCTCCCAGCCACTCGTGTAC